TATGGCTCAGACCGAACGCCTGAAGATTGGACCGACTGGTGTTCGAGGCCTTATTGCTGAGGTCAACACGTACAACCATGAACGGGCGCAACAGGTCATGTTGGCCCCTTTTTCAGTTGTTGGCGGTGGAGCAATTGCCATCGATTGGAAGAAGCAGCCAGCCCAGACTTACCCGTCATTACCTTGTGGAGATTTCGGAGATTATTTTCGTTGGTTGGCGTCTGAATCTCGGGGGGGTGCCTTTTTGGCCAAAACTCTTGAGATGAAGTTTCAGACCGCTCGTGAAGTTGATTTTCGGTGGTACTCCTGTCCAGTCGGGTTCTCATTCTTCGGCGCACGGCGTTTTGTTGTTTGGGACAAGTGTGTTGAAACGTTGCAGTCTGGGTGTTCACGGCTGTTCTCTGGAACACTCGATGATGTCGTGTTACGGCATATCCAGATTGAGCAGACAAAACCATTATGGGAAAGTGTTAACTCTGCCATTCTCGAGGCCTGTGGGCTTGCGTCCTTCCCTACCCGGGCTGTTTTTGGGAAGTTTGTCAAAACAGAGATTCCGATTGGCGTCGTGGCCCCTGACCAGCAACGGTTGTGTGATGTGTACACTGAGGTTACCCAAAAACAGCGGTTTTATCGTCCTACTCTTACTCTTGGGACTGGGTTGTTGTCGACCTTTGTGGCTGGCGTTTTTGCTTATATTGCACTTAAAGCGGCTACTTATCAAGTCTGTGAGGCCGTTGTCACACCAGTTGCTACGTGGCTCTTTGCTCAGGTCGGGATTGTTGCGCCTGGTTGGGCCCCTGTCCTCGATGCTCAGTTGTCCTGGTTGTATGATTGGCTTACAAACCCCGATGTTTACTTCGAACCTAAGTTAGTGTGTCAAGAAGCCGTCGCATATTTCCAGTTTACAGGGTATTTGTGTTGCTCTTTGGTGCCCACGTTTCTTGTTGCTGCATATTCCCGTACAGCGGCCATGTTGGTGTTTGCTAACGCTGTCCACTTGAAGCGCAAGCTACGCCTTGCTGCTGCCTGGAACGTTGTGTCACGTGGTGTGGATCTGCAACGAGCCGTTAAACACGTCACTTTGTCCGTGAAACGTGAGTTCGCTAAGCCCCTTGGGGACGTTGCCAAGGCTGCGCGTGTCTTTGGTGCGTTTGGGGATACTGCCACATTGGCCGGAGCTTACCTCGTGGATGTCTGGAAGACTTTGGAGAATCAGTCTGTGTCAATTCACCGGGAGGGATGTAAGTACACCTTCGTTGCTGTTGTGAAACCTACACCTGCATACATGGCGCATGTGTGTCGGCTTATTG